TTCTTTATCGAAGTGGGTAACAACTGCGTCTGCTCCATAACCACCGTCTAGTACATCAGCGGAAGGAGAACGGACGTTACCGATAGGATCGTTAATACCGTTGATCCACTGTTCAAATGCATTACGGATAACCATGTCTTCATCGTTGATGACCTGTATTGTCCAATCAGCATAGGTACGGTTACCGGCCAACTTTGTTTCGCGGCCAAAGTAGAACAGAGGCGCTAGTCCGATTGTTGAACCCGGTAGCTGTGCAGAGTTGACCATGAATCGACTCTTTGCAGTGGCCGCTGAACCAAGCTGAACGAAGGCAGGAAATTGAAGCTGAACTTCGAATAGATTTGGTCTTGCGCCGTCACCAGTTAGGTGTGTGCGAAAATCATTAATATTAAATGCCATTTACCAGACTCCCTTAGAATTGACCGACTACTTCATTGAAGCTGACGCCTGTGCGTACCGCAACGAAGTTCAACTGGATGTAGTTGATTGAACGAGCAGGCTTGATGTAAATGTCGCCAACGAACTGGTTGGCATCAATTACTTGACCTGTGTTGTTAGTCGTATCGCAAACAACCTTGTAATCGGTGATACCACGACGGCCCTTGACGGTACGTAGGAATGGTTCGACCAGATTTCTGAAGGCTGCACGAGTTGTATCATCGTTGAACTCAAACAAGCTTGCGCGAGCAGCCTTGCTGATTGTCTTTTCAAGAACGATGAACAAACGTCTGACATTGATGTGATCAAATGCAGAGGCATAGTTCAGGAAGGTCTTATCGCCATACAATAGGGTACCTTCACCGGGGAAACTGACAACTGGGTTGATACCGGTCTTGTATAGGGTATCGCGGTCAGCCTTTGGTGGGTTGTATGCTAGTTTGACAACATTCTTGATAACGCCACGCTGTAGACCGGCTGGTGACCACCATGGATCACGAGTGTCGTCTGTGTGGGCGCATAGACCGGCGATATCGCCGTTCAATGGAATCCAACGGTAGATATCGTTGTATTTGTCGTACTGGTACTTGAATCCAGTATCTAGGACAGCGTAGCTAGAACGTGTGACTGCTGCCGCCCAGTTTGCAATCGAAGTTGCAGCACCAGAAGCATCCTGTACGTTTGCTAGTGGTGGAGAAGCCAGAACAACGCAATCCTTACGAACTTCGGCAACAGAGCCGATAGCGTAATTGATGACGGTGTTGCCGCCATCAGCGGTCATTAGCAAGCTGATATCGACAGCTTCTGTGTTGGCGTATAGGCCAAGAGCAGTAACGACGTTAGCTGCAGTAGAAGTACCATCAGCACCACCGCTTAGTGAGAATACGTTAGCATTCGCGTCTGCGTTTTGGGTGGCACCAGTTGCTGAGAACACAGTGATGTTCCAGCCGTTAGCATTCGCATTTGGAATACCGGTGTTATAGATGTAACGGGATTTCTTCCAGATGACTTCTCTGTAATAGTTAGATGAACCGTCTGGTGTAATAGCATCCTTAATACGTGATAGACCCTGATACTTCTCAAGGACCGTATTTGCCTGACCAGTGAATAGACCATCTTCGTCAACGACAAGAACGTGTAGTTCATCGCCTGTGACCGCACCGTTGGAAACACGGCTGATGTATGGGCTGGTGTTTGGCGCGAAGTCGAAGTTATTAGCGAAGGTGTATAGAGGATCGGCTGTGTTGCTTGAATTTGCAGACCAGACAGCGGTGTTCGCCCAAACGAAGACTCTTAGTGAGTTACCTAGGGCACCAGTGTAACGAGCAGTCCATGGATTGCCGGTAACGAATGTGGCATAGGCACCATTGAAGTAATCATCGCCGTTGTTGATGACTGTACCGGCACCGTTGGCGGTAGCATTCTTCTGACCAGTACCAGCAGTACGGACAACTTTCAGGTCATTTGAGTAAGACAGGAAGTTTGCAGCGGTCAAGAATGACGCTGCGGTATTGGTGTCTGGTTCTCCGAAACGTGTGTTTAGATCGACCTCAGAAGTGACGGAGATGATCTTTAGGGCTGGACCCCATTGGAAAATACCGGCGATAGCGCCAGTTGAGACCGAAATAGCAGGAACTGCAGTAGTTAGGTCGATTTCACTAACATTTACACCAACCGAAGATTGAAAAGCCATTGAATGCTCCTAATAAAAGCTTTAGAGATATGCTCTCTCAGCTTATATTTAGGATTTATGGTTTTCGTACTTCTATAATTTTTAGGTAGCTTCGGCCTCTCTTTCGATACGATAAACCTCCACGGTATCGCATCTATTGCGTTCCGCTCTAATGACTCCTAGGGCGTCACAGGCGGCACATTTCTGGTTCAGGGGGTGTCCCTTACCACAGGTAGCCCAAGGCTCTCTAATGCGGTCTCTGAAGACTTGGGACTCAGGTGTAATCAATTGGGGTATCGTTCTGCCATGGTGCGCTGATGATCTTCTCCCCAACGCTTACTTATTTCAGCAGTTTCCTTTTCGCATTTTGTGCAAGGTTTAATAATTTGGTGGTGATCCACCAGACACCCACATTCAAGATGGTAGGTGCTACTCTTGTCTTTGGATTTGTTCTTTGAACCCTTCGGTCTGCCCATTTTGGTTGCTCCTTAAATTAAAGGGCCATGAGTTTTTGTCCCATGGCCCCGATTATTAATTTAAAAACTCTAGTTAGGTGAGTTAACGATTGAAGACTTACATAAAAGGCTCCTTTTGTTCGTAAAAATTAAACTAAGTTTTCTAACTGTCGAAATGGATCATATCATAGGAACTATGTGTTGTCAAGTCCTCTGTGTGCAAGTTTCAATTGTATTTTCTGTGTCTGGATGGTTTCGAAGTCTGCCGCCATCTGTCTCTTCAACGCCTCGATTACATTATTGGCATTGGTCAGCTTTATATCGTATTCTTTAATTTGCACGATCAGGTCTTTGATTTCGTCGGCCTGCTGAACGATCAGCGCATGAAGACGATCAAACTCTTCAAGCATTCTTTGTTTCTGTGCGCCTAGGTCGATGGTGTTTTCGTCAGTCATATTCTTGCTCCAAAGAATCCAGCGCGATCCAAGTGTTCGTTGACCAGATACTCAAACATGATCGTCTCAACGATTTTCAGGCGACCAGTGACATACGAACTCTTTCCGTAGGTACCCATGCTGGTAACGGAATCCAGTTTGCGAGAAGCTTCCCTGAATCGGCCATCCGGTAATCGATCAGTAGAACGCCACTCGTTATATTCCTTGACTATATCCGTGAGATTATCACGGACAAATGCCTTTGTGGATTCGACACAGGAATATCGTGAATTCATAATAAGCTCCTAGTTGCCCATAGTGAAGTCAGTATAGACTCTATTATAGGATTTCGCAAGTTCTATATCTCTTGCAATTTCAATAACTTATAGACATACGCCCGCATTAATAGTGGAATTCTGGTAAAGGCTGGCTGCTGCCGTGTCTTTAATGGCCGTCTGGTTACCGCAAAAGGTATTGCGATTTCCTAGAACCGAACAGTTTGCCGTCCTGCCATTATTAACACCAAATGTAGAACCGGAAATGATGTTGTCATTCAAAATAAGCGGGCTACTAAAAACACCCTGAGCACCAATAATAGACACGCCAGTATTGACACCCTGCATTCTGTTGTTGCTGACTGTGATATTGCTGTAAAGTCCTCGCGTACCCGGAGCGTTGCGGAACGCAACCACATCAGTGAATCCTTGCGGCGAATCTCCGGTTGCATTAAATCCTTGTCCAGCTTTCAACATCACATTGTCTTCTATTCGGAAATTGATAAATTTATTGTCGGTACCGAAGTCAGATATTTCTACCGCCGCGACAGCCCAATAGGTGATGGTGTTGTGGTGTATCCAGATATCAGACATTGTACAACCCACGGTACCACCAATCATCTGTGGAGAGATTGGAGAGTCCAGTGTTTGTAGAGTTTCATTATAACAGATTTCCACGTTACTTACGTTTGTTGTTGTCTGTATATCACCACCAAAATACCACAGGTTAGATGGATTGGTGTTGAACATTCCACCGCTGCCGTAGAAAGTATTATGATCCACTTTTGCAAAAGAAGCATTGGCGTTGAAGTTAACGCCCACTCTACAGAATCCTATCATTCTAAGATGATGAATTCGTATTCTTGATGGATTAGAAACTCCACCAGAACAATTGAACATGTAGCCAACTTCAGATATACCAATGTTCCTTCCATTTGG